CAAAGCCAAGCTGGTTTATTTGGTACATTTGCTGGAGTTGGTGGTACAATGGGTACTGAATCACCTATACTTAGCCCATTAGAACAGGCTATGCAAGAGCAACAAAGTAGGGAATAGTTATGCCACAAGGTCAAATGACAAGCACTGATATTCAATCTGCTATTCGCACTGCCATAGATGGTGCAGAAGCCTATATGGATTCTGAGATACAGCCACAGCGCGAAGATGCACAGAAATACTTTGATGGTCGTGTAAACCTAGAGCATGAAGAAGGTCGCTCTAGCGTTGTGTCTACTAAGGTTCGTGATGTTGTGCGTGGCGCAAAGCCTAGCCTGATGCGTATATTCTTGTCTAATGATAAGTTTGTCGAGTATACACCTAGTAACCCACAGCAAGTTGCATCTGCTGAACAAGCTACTACATACGCTCACTGGAAGTTTAATCAGTGTGGTGGCTACAATGTATTAAACAGTGCAATACATGATGCTTTAGTTAAAAAGTCTGGTATTGTAAAGGTATGGTGGAATACAGAAGAAGTAGCTGATATTCACACATATGAGAACCTGACAGATCAGGAAATGACCTTTATTGCACAAGATGACAATGTAGATATTATCGAGCATTCACAAGATATTGTGATAGAGGTTGATGAATTTGGTCTTGATGTTGAGCAGAATCGTCACAGCATGAAGGTTGCCCATAAGCGCGAAGAAGGCGATATGTGTATTGAGAACGTCCCACCAGAGGAGTTCTTTGTAAACAGTTCTGCTAAGTCTCTTGATGACTTCCTTGTTTGTGGTCACACTACCGATAAGGTAGTAGGTGACATGGTAGCAATGGGATACGATTACGATATTCTGATGCGTCATGCCGGCACAGATGGTAATGTTGATGACGAAGAAAAGTATCTACGTCATGGCGAATACCTAGATGGTGATGACCAGACCAATGACCCTTCTATGATGCCTATTGTTGTTACAGAGGCATATATGCGTATAGACGTTGATGGTACTGGCGTACCTGTCATGCACAAGTTTGTATGCGTAGGCACTAACCATGAGATACTAGATTTTGAGCCTTGGGATCTTGCACCATTTGCAGTATTCCAAGTAGACCCAGAGCCGCACGCATTCTTTGGTCGCTCACTAGCTGAGTTGATTATGAACGATCAGGACACAGCTACCAGCGTATTGCGTGGCATTCTTGATAACGTAGCACTTGTTAATAATCCTCGTAAGGTTGTTAATGATGAGTTTGTCGAGATGGAAGATTTACTTAATAACGAGATTGGCAGCATCATTCGTGCTGACGATATTAGCCAGATCCGTGATGAAATAACACCTTTTGTGGCAGGCCAAACACTAACAGCGTTACAGTATTTAGATAACTTGGTTGAAGAAAAGACTGGAATCACAAAAGCGTCTATGGGCTTAGACCCTGACGCTTTACAGAATACTACTGCTACAGCCGCACAGCTAACTGCACAGCAAGGAGCTGGTCAGGTAGAGGTTATGGCTCGCAATCTTGCAGAAACAGGCTTTAAACGTCTGTTTAAGCTGGTTTTACATATCCTAAAGACAAATAGCCCTGAAGAAACATTGATGCGCTTAAGTGGTCAGTTTGTACCTGTTACACCTGATGTATGGGACGCTGACATGGATGTAGAGGTCAATGTAGGATTAGGCACAGGTCAGGAAGATACAAAGATTGCTGCACTAATGCAGACCTTCCAGACACAGCGTGAAATATATCAAGGTTATGGCCCTAATAATGGCTTTGTTAGCTTAACCCAGATGCGTAACACGTTGGCTGATATGCTGGCTATCTCAGGAATCCGTAATACAGATCGCTATTACAGACCTATGAATGAGCAAACTGAACAGGCTCTAATGCAACAGCAACAAGCACTAGCTGAACAGCAGCAGCAACAGCCACAGCAAGACCAGATGGCACAGGCTATGATTCAGGCAGAGCAGATTAAGGCGCAGGCTCGTATCCAGTCTGACCAAATGAAAGCACAAGCTAAGCTGCAAGGCGATCAGATCAAGCTACAGGCTGATATGCAAGTGAAGGCTGAAGAACTACGCAGTAAGCAAGGTCAAGAGCTAGGTAAGTTGCAGAGAGATTATGCAGAGCTACAAGCAGCCGATGACCGAAAGCGTGATGAAATGGCACAAGATTTATTGATACAAGCTGCAAAAATACTAGGTGAGTATGGTACAGCAGTAGACGTTGAGCGTGTAAGAGCGATACAATCAGCTCCAAGAGACGTTAATGGAAATATTCAATAATGAAAATATCAAAGTCTGAATCAGAGTTTTTGTTAAAAAATGAAACTTTTATCAAAGTTTGTGATAAAATCAGACAAGAGCAGGTCAAAGTCTTTTTAGGCTCTACATTAGATGATTCTGATGCTAGAGAAGAATCCTACAGGACTGTGCGCTTGCTTGATAAGTTCGAGCGTATCCTCAAAAACGCTATTATTGATGAGGAGCGCAAAGATAAACGCAAATAACTGAGAGGTAGTACCGCTATGGAAGCGACTACAGTAGATCAAGCAGTAGAGGCGTTATTGGCCCCTAGTGAGCCAGCCGAAGAAGTAGTAACTGAGCAGGAGTCGAATGAGACAGAAGCGCAGTTGGATGAAACCGAGGCAGAATCGTCCGAAGTCGAGCAAGGCTACGATGAAGGCGAAGAAGTTTCTGAAGGTGAAGCAGACGCTGAACTAGATGAACAAGAATATGAAGCAGAGGATGAACAGGAAGCCGATCAAAGTGGGTCTGATACATTCGTCGTTAAAGTAGATGGCGAACAAGTAGAAGTAACCCTTGATGATCTAAAGCGAGACTATTCAGGACAGGCTTATATTCAAAAAGGCATGAGAGAAGCCGCAGAAGCGAAGAAGCAAGCTGAACAAGCATATGCCCATTTGGGTGAGCAACAGCAAAATCTTCAGGCGCTAATGCAAAACTTGCAGCAAAATGGTGTTATGGCGCAACCTAACCCACCATCTGCTCAAATGGCACAAGATGATCCGCTAGGATACATGGAAGCCAAAGCGAAGTATGATGAGGATTTGATTGCGTTCCAGACACAGCGTAGAGAGATCGCGCAACAACAGCATAGTATGCAAGCTGCACAGCAACAAGCTCAACAGGGCTACTTGCAAGAGCAGATGAGCGTACTAGTTAAGGCTATTCCAGAATTTGGGGACGCTGAGAAAGCACCTAAACTGAAAGAGTCTTTAATTAAGCAAGGTACGAAGCTGGGTTATACCCCAGAAGAAATAGGCGCTGTTACTGACAGTCGTGCTATGGTTGCCCTGCATAAAGCTATGTTGTACGATCAAATGATGGCTAGTTCTGATAAGGTTCAGACTAAGGTCAAGAAGGCCAAGCCACTCATGAAGTCGGGTGCTAAAAAACCTGTCAATACTGCTGCAAAGAAGAAGCAATCTCAAATGTCTAAACTGAAGAAGTCGGGTAGCGTGGCTGATGCAGCTGCATTGCTATTCCAAGGTTAAGTATAGTTAAGTTTAAACATGATTATTGAGGTAATTTAAAATGACACAACCAACTAACACTTTTGACAGCTATGATGCTAATGGCATTCGTGAAGATCTGTCTGATGTAATTTTTAACGTTTCTCCTGAAGAAACTCCTTTACTATCCTCCATTGCAAAAGTTAGCGCGTCTAACACTTTGCATGAGTGGCAAACTGACACATTGCGTAGTTCTACTACCAACGCTCACATTGAAGGCGATGACACTGCTGCTGAGTCTCGTGCTGCTACTAGTCGTCTAGGTAACTACACGCAGATCTTTAAGAATGCTGTTGTGACTCCTGACACTTCTGTGGCTCTTGATAACGCTGGTCGTGGTAAGGAAATGTCTTACCAGATCGTTAAAGTAGGTGCTGAACAGAAGCTAGACATTGAGAAGGCTTTGATGGACAACCAAGCTAAAGTAGCTGGTAGTTCTACTGCTGCTCGTCGCATGGCTGGTCTAGGCGCTTGGATCACTACTAACGTAAACAACGTTGGTACTGGTGGTGCAAACCCTACTGGTGATGGTTCTAACGCTCGTACAGATGGTACTCAAACTGCTTTCTCACAAGCTGACTTTGACACCACTATGCAAGAAATCTGGGCAGAAGGCGGTAAGCCTGACATGGTTATCTTGTCTGCTTCTCAGATGAACGTGGCTCTAGGCTTTACTGGTAACAACAACCAGCGTTCCACCATTGGTGCTGCTGATGGTAAAGTTGCTAACCTAATGAACATCTATATGACTCCTTGGGGTTCTGTTGAGTTTGTTCCTGCCCGTGAAAACCGTAGTCGTGACGTGTTTATCATTGAGAAAGACAAGTTGGCATTTGCTGAGTTGCGTAAGATGAAGAACGTTGCACTTGCTAAGACCGGTGATAACGAGAAGCGTCAAGTTGTATGTGAAGGTACTCTTGTTGTTCGTAACGAGAAGGCTCTAGGCGCAGTAGTTGACTGCTCTTAATTAGCCATTTAGCGTTTAAAGCGTTATAATCAAAGGGGTTTACTAATTATGGTAAGCCCCTTTTTTAATTTATGGAGGTCACATGGCAAAGGTTAAGTTAGAAGTTCTGGCTGATAACATCATGTTAGATGACTGGGCTTATAAGGGCGATATTGTCGAGGTCGATCAAAAGATTGTCGATATTATCAATGCTCAAGATGAAGGGTATGGTTCACATAGAATCAAGGTCATACCAAAGCGTACTCGAAAGAAAAAGGCTGAAGAATGAAAGTAGGCGAGAAGTGGGTACAGGAAGGCGATCAGCTAATACATATAAAAAAGCAGGATTGGACTCCTAATCTAGAACATGCAAAAATGCTACGAGAAGCAGGATGTGCAGAGTTTGGCGAATCACGTCTTGTTGGCACAGTAGATGCTGCTCTTATTAATGAGTGGCTAAAAGAAGCTGGTATAAGCTGGGATGATCCAGCTCGCAGCGAAGTTATTAAACGAAAAATGCTGTCAGGCGAATTTGACAAGCTAAGGGTTTGGAAAGGAACGTACTAAACACTAGGAGGCAGGAATGCAAGATTTAGAAGCACTGAAACAGTGGGCTACAGATCGTCAAAAAGAAATTATTGATACTCTTATTTACTCAAGCTCACAACGCAAAGCAGCAGAAAGTCTTGGAATATCAATAAGAGCCTTACAGAGAGCATTAGAAAGGGCAAAGAAAAACGCAGCTAAACATGGATGGTCGCCAGAGCATGATATGGCATATCCAGCACCAGAGACGCACTTAGTCAAGGGTGTATCAACTCTATATGGCCCTAATGGTCTAGTAAAGCAACAATGGGTAAAGACTGACCTGAAAAAAGAGGAACTAACAGAGTGCCTCAAACAAGTTGCAGATGATCTATGCCAAACACTTCCCAGATATGAACCTAAAGAAGATCAACTAACACTCACAACAGATGCCCTAACAGCTTATGTTATTGGTGATGCTCATGTGGGTATGCTGGTGCGTGATCGTTATAACATGGGTCAAGGTGACTGGAATCTTGATATGGCAGAGATGGCTACGTTATCAGCTATAAAGTGGCTTGTTGATTGCAGTGGCAATACTGACGTAGGAATGATGGTTGATATTGGTGACTTTATGCACAATAACGACTCTAGTAATCTTACTCAGTCTGGTAACGTCCTAGACGTAGATGGCGACTTGAGCGATATAGTGTCTGCAACAGTACGCATCTATCGTGCAGCAATTGAGTATATGCTAGAGAAGCATCATCATGTAGTGCTTATGAAAGTACGAGGCAATCACGATCGTGACGCTGCATTAATCATCAATACCATGTTGACTGTCTTTTACGAAAACGAGCCGCGTGTAACTATTCTTGATAACCGCCATAAATTCATGGTTTATGAGTATGGTAAAAACCTTGTTGTCGCACATCATGGAGATAGAATGAAGCCAGATCGGGCTTACCAATTTATCACCAATACATTATCAGAGGAGTGGGGTCGAACTAAGCATAGGCATCTTCTACTGGGCCACATACACCACAACAATGCAAAAGAGATTGGTGGTCTACAAACAGAGAGTTTCAATACACTTGCACCACCTGACCAGTGGCACTCACATTCTGGATATGGGGCAAAGCGTAGTATGACAGCTATCATATTTGATAAAGAACATGGTGAGGTTCAGCGTCATAAGGTCGGTATTAATCAATTGAAATAAATGGTAAAATGTAAAAAGGACAACAACATTTGGTATGGACAATGCAGATGGCAGACCCAAGATTAGACAGAATTGAGGATAAGTTAGATAAACTAACTGAACTTGTAGGCTCTGTCATTCGCATTGAAGAAAAGCAAGCAGCTGTATCTGAGCGCCTAGATATGCACGAAAGGCGCTTAAATCGTCAATCTGAGAAGGTTGATAGTATAGATAGTCGGGTTATAATGGTAGAAGGTTCTTCTGGTCGTAACAGTTGGTTTGTACAGCTAATGCAAGGCAGTGTACTTACAGGCGTTATTGGGCTTATGTTTTACTTTTTACGATAATCTTTACTTCTTCTCTTTATCTCACATTCCAAGTACCAGCGAGCCTTAGCAAGGTCTTCAATGCCATTATCCTGATGCTTCAGGTCAGCACGCCATATATACTTTATAGCATTGCCCAGCGTAAAAGACATATGCTGGGTTATATCAATACACTCTACGCCACTAGGATGACTCTTATAGTGACTAGGGTTAATGCTATCCTTCTTACTTGCCATCTTTATCTTTCCATACCATCTGAGGTAAACCACTTGGACGACTAGCAAACCACCAGCTTGTGGCCAGTGAAGCAAGGCTTAAAATAGATAGTATAATAATCTTATAAAGTTCCATTAATTCAGCCTGATCTATAAAGTCTAAGCCACCAGTAAGCTGCTCTATAGAGACGATAAGAACATATACTTGATAGTACAGTATAGCGGTTAAAATAGGCCGTACAGCACTTTTTATAATGCCACCTATACTTGGATCAGGTTTTTGCGAATGCTCAAACGCTCTTGCTTCTGACGTTGCTACGCCAGCAACAGACTGATGCTTAATGCGCTCTAGCTCGAACTTGTTTTGCAGATCTTGGTATTTCCTATCTTCTCTACGTTGAAAGATACCTAATACACCACCTACTATACCACCTACAGTAGATGATCCTAATATAGTCATGATTGCTTCTATCATTTCTTGCCTCCAAGATATAATCCAAACCATGCAGCACCAGCACCAGTAACGACAGAAACAAGGCCAGCTTGCTCTAGGCTAGGTGAGGGTAATTGCATGAACCAGTTTATAGTCTGATACCAGACTACTGTATAAGTAACCAGCATTATGCGTGGTACTACACGAAGATCGTTTAGTATTTGAGCTAATTTAAACCAATCCATTATGCGTCCATTTTTTCTGCTAGGTCAGGGTTTATACAGTTCCATTCTTTTAGGTCTAAGTACCAGCGTTGATTGCCTTCTACCCTAAGTATCTTATCACCTCTAGTGACAACACCACTAACAAACTCTTTGCCATAGATAGTGCGAAGTAAAACATCAACGTATGCAACAGATTCTTTGGGTACTTGATATGAGCCTTCATCTTCTGCATAAAAGTTTGTATAAACAGTTGCTATGTTTGGATTTAAACAAACAACTGGCTTTATCTCTGCAAAAGCGTTTGTCGAAAACAGAAGCACAGCCGACAATGCGACTGCATATATAGATTTGCTCATAATGTTACCTTTTGTTACACGTTAATACTTTCCTTCTTTCATCATTCGTGCCAGCTTAAGCGCCCTGCCTTTTACTTGCTCTGCATATTTGCTATTTAGAAGCTCATCAGACGCACGATCATATAAACCTAACTCAACAGCAGCAAGCATCTTCCTGAAGCTAAGTAGGCGACTTATACCCATATTAAAGCACATATCCTGCAAAACGTCTTGCCTAACATCATCTAGGTCTTTAAACCAAGGCAAATTGCTGTCTAATTCGCCGTATACGCGCTTTATATCGTTTCTGAGCATATAGAGTATCTCATCATCAGAAAGCCCTATACCGCCCTTATTAGGGTCTATATTACGCCCTACACCTATTGTAAGCGCATTAGAGGTGCAGCGATAAACAAAACGCTTTTTGCCTTCATGCACTAACAACATATCTTCCAGTTTACTCATCTTTTTTTAGCCCTTTCGTTATTTGCTCAATGATGCCTTTTCGCCTTTCTTTGACCTTGTTAGCTATGCTATTTTTCTCGATCAATGTAGCAACCATATTTGTGCTTGTTGATAAGTGCTTAGCAATGTCTTTATAAGTCTCGCCTACTAAGCGTAAATCTTCAATAGCCTTTAGGTCTGTATTTTTCCATTTACGATACTTTTTCTTCTCCTTCTTAAACTCTTTTTGCACAAAGCTGTTATTTTCTTTTATTTTATTGATCTTAGCTAGATCAGGCTTAAAGGCTAGATTCATAGTTCACTTACCATTGTACTAGGCGAAACCGCCATTTTAACACGATCTTTTTGGATTACTGGCGCAACGTATATTCTATTTTGCCAGTAAGCATAAATATTTTCTGCCTCTACTGGGCAGTTGATACGCACATGGAATTGCAGCGCACCACAATCACCATATACCATAAACTGACCCTTGCTCTTATACAAGGATACTTGACCTTTTACTGTGTGATGATTTTTGAATTTCATAACTAATCCTCCAAGTATTCTAAATATTCGTCTTTATAGTCAAGGTACAAATCGTTATCAAAAAAGTACCATTCAACTGCCTCAGACATAAAGTCATTTAGATTCTGCATTGCCATATCTTTGTCTTTGGCATAAGTAACAGCAGCAGCCAGCATGTTTAAGTCATACTGCTTACAGTCTTGCTCAAAGTTAGATAAGTAATCTTCTATAACCTCATCTAAGTATAGATGAAAGTCGTTACCTTCAATTGAATCAATTACTACTTTGCCTTCATGTATAATTTCGTCTACATAATATTGCTGAACAAAGTCGCGTAGCTTTTCGTCAAAGTCATCATCTTGTGCCATAGCATTATAATAGGCGTTAGTGCTTGCTGTTACAGCGCATAAATTAGTCATGTTGTTCTCCTGTTTTTGTGTTACACAAACTATAATACATTAATAAAAATATAACGCAAGTGTTATTTATAGTTGTTATTTATTAATAGATATATTACTATATACATTCTTAACCAAGAGGAGGAGCTATGAGCTTACATAAGAAAGTCTGGCAAACACTGTCAGCTATAAACGTAAATGACAATACACAAAAGAAGGGCAACCTGACATACCTGTCATGGGCATGGGCTTGGTCTACCCTTATGGAGTATTTTCCAGAATCCGTATATGGGTTTAATGATCGGACATTATCAGACGGCACGATGGAGGTTACTTGTACACTTATTATAAGTGAAGGTGAAGAGAGCGTTGTGCGTGAAATGTGGTTGCCAGTTATGGACTATCGTAACAAGGCTATTGCTAACCCTGATGCCTTTCAGGTAAATACAGCCAAGATGCGCTGCTTAACAAAGTGTATAAGTATGATGGGGCTAGGCATGTATATATATGCTGGTGAAGATTTACCAGATCAGGCAGCAGAAGAACGCTATAAGGCATTAAAGGCTGAAGATGAGCTAAAAGCATATCAGGAATTATGTGCAGAGCATCAGGATAGCATAGACGCTATTAAGATGGGTATTGTGGACGATGACTATAGTAGTGCCTATGAAGCATGGCGTGAACTAGGTGAGGATTTACAGAGAGCGTTGTGGCGAGCGCCTACTAAAGGTGGCTGTTTTACAACTGAAGAAAGAAATATTATGAAAACGCCTGAGTTCCGTCAGGCATAATTGGAGAAGTAAAAATGCAATACGATAATACAAACAGTGGTGCTTTATTTAAGAATGATCGTAAGGAGACTGACCGCCATCCTGATTACAGAGGCGATGCTAATATCAATGGTAAAGATGTATGGGTAGCTGCTTGGATCAAAGAAAGCAAGAATGGTAAGAAATTTATGTCTCTGTCTTTTACTGAGAAGGATGAGCAGAAGCAGAAGCCTGTACCAGCCAACGATAATGTAAACGTCCTAGAAGATGTGCCATTTTAATTAGGCAAAAAAAAGAGCCAGTGGAGTGCTGGCTCAAATCAGTCTAAGGAGGAGACATGAATAAAGCAATGATAACACATTTAAAGGGTGAGAAAAATGTTTAATGCAGGAAAGGCACTAAAGAAGGCAATGGTAAATCGTGATATGAGTAATATAGAGTTAGCTCAAGTAACTGGATTGAGTCGTACACGCATATCACATATCAGAGCAAATCAGCATATGTCTACTGAATCTGTCGTAAAGTTTGCTAAGATACTAGGCTATAGTCCCAGCGAGTTTATTAAGCTAGGAGAGAATGATGTTTGACAGCGAAGAAGAAGTTATTGCTTTTTGGGGTAGTGCGATTATTTTCGGTTTAATTTTGTGGGGATTTAGCGATGTCTGGATATAGTACAAAAATAACAGATATAAATATTGATCAGATGATTCCTAACTTGGTCTCTTTCATCAAGAAAGGCGTGGAAAAGTATGGCGCTGTACAGGTAGACCTAACAAGGGTAAATAGGTCTATCGCTCAGAATAGCTTGTTTCATGCCCAGATAGCCGAGATAGCAAAGCAGAGTAAATTTAATGGCACTGAGCTAAGTGCTGATGGCGCAAAAGAATACCTAGTGTTGCTGTTTGCTTTTGAGCTAGAGCAGGAACAAAGGCCACTCAGTCAAGGTCTGCAATACATACCTAGCAGAAAGACGGAAGGTGGCTGGATGCCTGTACCGCCAAAGACAAGTCGCTTCAAGATCGAAGAAGGCACTGAGTTTATTGACTGGTTGTTTGCTTATGGCGCAGAGCGCAACGTAAGGTTTAATGATGATGTTACACGACAATATGAAGCATATTTGGCAATGATAGATGGCTAACAGTAAGAAGCGTTGTCGCCACTGCAAAGAATATTTCCCTGCTGCCCAAGGTGTCAATGTACCCTTGGGTTTTTTTTGCTCATATGACCATGCTACTAAGCATGGCTTAGAGAAGGCCAAGAAAGAACGTCATAAACAAAACAGGAAAGAGCTAACCGAATATAGGGAGAGAACCAAAAATGCAGCACAATGGAAGAAAGAGGCTCAAGCGTCTTTTAACAGCTATATTAGATACCGCGATAGGGGTAGGGATTGCATTAGTTGCGGCAGGGCTTGGCGTGATTGTTATGGTGGGGCTGTTGACGCTGGCCATTACAGGAGTAGGGGATCAGCTTCCCACTTGGCTTTTAATATGCACAACTGCCATAGCCAGTGCGTACATTGTAACCGCCATCTTTCGGGCAATGTTGTAGAGTATCGAAAAGGCTTGATTGATCGTATAGGAATAGACAAGGTAGAGGCGCTTGAGAACGATAACGAAGTCAGAAGATTTGACATAGATTACTATAAAAGAATTAAGTCTATATTTTCTCGAAAACTACGACACAAGAAAAAGTTAATAGAATAGTTAATAAAGTTGTTGCATTAAGTTAATAGTATTGTTACTATATGCCTGTAAGTTAAATATACACATAAAGGTAACTGATATGAAAAACGTAATTAATACTATCGAAAAGGTTGTTGCTTACCCTGCTGGTAAGAAGTTCCGTACTGTTGCTATCCTGACAGATGGTACAGAGGTTGTTTTGAAAAAGTCTGGTGCTTATAAGCCAGTTACAAACTTCTTTGATGTTGTTGTTAATCAGGCTGGTGAGTATGGTTTAAATAGTTATTGTACTTTTAACAACAAAATAGTA